GCCCCTGTGGGAATGGATGCAACTTTTGTTGTCCAGCGCGCGCCGGTCTCACGACCACCCACGAGCCGCCCTATTCCCCCTGCTATGATCGCGGGGAGCAACTTCATAGTCTGTTCCACCTGGTCGAGTGCCTTTTTCGGTGTAAAGACCGCCGCGCCAACCGCACGGCCCGCTGCCTTCACACCGCCCCCGCCGCCCTCCCAGGGGTTCGCCACGTTGCGATCGGAATCGAATACCCCGCCTCCGAATTTGCCCACAGCAGCGACGACAGGCTGGATCGCCGTCCATATGTCCTGAATCACTTTCAGAAACTCTTTGAACGATTCGATCATCTTGTCCGGCCCTTCGCCGCTCATCCAGTCGATCAGCTTTTGCAACCCTTCGTTGATGAAATCGGTGAACGCATCCGTGAGCGCGTACACCTTATCTTCATTCTCGGTCAGCCAGTCGAGCATCTTGATCCCAGCCTCGGCCAGCTTGTCGAGCACCTTACCACCGACCCGCGCGGCGAAATCGTCCCACGCCTCACGCAGCCGGTCGAATGCGGTCACGGTTGGATCGACCACCTTTGCAACCACGCCCAACTTGTCCAGCTCTTTGGTCAGGTCGATGGCCTGTGCTTTGGTGCCACCGGCGACGACTGAGGTATACTGTCCGAGCTGCTTGGAACTGCCCTCGGTCGCCTCGCCAACTTTGTTTATGATGTCGTTGACGAACGACATAGCACCCTCAGCACCGAGATCCGGACGCCACTTTGACACGCGTTCGATGGCCTTGAGGTACCCTTCCATACCACCGGCGCGGCCGAGCTTGCCCTCCATATCGAGCACGCCCTTGCTGATCGTACCGAACGCCAGGCCGGTCTCTTTGGAGAACGTGCGTATTCGATCAGCAGTCCCCGCTCCGAAAACGTTGGTCAGGGACTGCGCCATCTTGCGCGCGTTGATCGCCGGCGTGATGAACGTCGACCATAGCTTGCCCAGCAGGCCGGTGACGACGCCGACGGCTTCTTTCATAAAGAACAGCTTGCGCGTGACCGCTTCGATCGCCGCGCTGCCCTTGCTGCCGAAATCCTTCCATCCCTTTGTCGCATTGGCAATGGAGCGCCCGACGCCCTTTGTCACACGGGAGATCTTGTCCGTCGCGCTTAGCTCGACTTTAAGTTTTTTGGTGGTCGCCATGATACCACTCCAGGAACGTAGCCCATTGTCGCAGGTCACGCATGCTCAGCAGCTCATCCAGATATCGCGGGTGCGGACAACCGACCTCGACACAGATCATAAATTTTATTCTGTCGAGGTCGGTGAGGATTCCCCCAGGTCGTCGTCTTCCTCGTCCTCGTCCCCAAGCCCTGACAGCTCCAGAATCCGCGAACCAATGCGATGGATCAGCCCCGGCTCTTTGTTCTGTAGTTGCCGCGCCCGTCCCTCTACGAACTTAGGATCGAGGCATCCAGCAACAACGACCAGCGACATAGCTTTTAATCCGTCTTCCACGCCGCGCGAATTCGTTGCCTGTCGTTGCGCCCTCGCCAGCTCTGCGCTGCTGATCGCGCGTACGTGGACGACGCCGCCCCACTCGGGGACTTCAACGTCGTCCTCTGGCATTGCCCGCTCCATAATGTCCGTGTATGTAAGGTATTCCACTTTTCCCCTCCTGTTTGGTTACGCGTCGATCGCAGTGATCAACCCGTTGCCGCCGATATTGACCGTGACGTGGTTGTTTGCCGTCCCGGCCACCGTGATCGCCTGGGATATCACGACCCCCGCGCCTGTGCGTCCTTTTGGTGACGTGTTGTCGGTGTACAGGAACAGCGTCACCGCAGCGCCCAGAATGAGCAACGAGGCCAGCACTGTGTCTGATTCGTCCAGGTCCACCTCGAGCACGACCGTCCAGTCCGTTTGACCGACGTCCCTCTGCTTGTACGCGATGCCCAGCGAGGAGCTGACAAACTCCTCTGCGTTCCAGTTCAAGGTCCACGAAACCACACGCCCTACAGCCGTAGTACTGGTCGCGCCGACTTTGACTTGTCCGTCTTTTCCTGATTCAACTGCCATGCTACTCCTCCGCGCCCCATTTCAGGGGCTCTATGACATGATACCCGTCGTTGATCTCTCTATCACCTGCCTGCCTGACTCGCAGGTGTCGAATCTCATCTTGTATCACCACGCCTTCAAGCCCGAGCTGGTACAATGCGAACGTAAACCCAATATCGCAGCCGTACTTTGACGGCAGCCCCTCGTCCCAGGTGACCCGGTGCGGTTTCACCAGCCGATTGCGCAGGGTGAACCACGGTCGCGGCATTAGCTCGAAACATCGCCGCGTCAAAAGGATGCACCCCGTAGCGCACCAGACCATCCGCCCCGAGCCGTCGAAATTGAGCGGCGATGCGTTGCGCGGGGCGTCCAGCACCCCGATCGGGAACGTGGTGGTCGCATAGTCCGCCCCGTCGTGTATGGCCTGGACCATCCGCCCGAAGGTGGGAACTGGCGTCGCAGGCTCGATGTCCTCTTCCAGAATCCATATCAGGTCAGCGTTCCAGGCATACGCCCGCTCGCATACAACGTTAAAGCAATCAGGGATCGGCAGGTCGTGCGTGTACAGGTCGTGCCAATCGCCCTGATAATATGCCGTCCGCCTGCGCACCTCTGCGACCGCCGCTTCTGTGCGACTGTGGATCATCCCTCGACTGGGCGTACAGCGTGCGATTCTCATTCCCTTGCCCCCAACACGTAGCGCGGCTGGAACCTTGCCGATTCTTTGGGTACGATGTAGCCCGCGCCACTCTGGTACCAGATGTCGCCGCCGAACCTCTCCGCGTTGCCCGGTGTGTAGACGTGCCTGTGGTACTTGCTATTGTCGTAGGTTGGCACGGACCACAGCAGCATACCCTCGATGCTCTCTGCCAACTGCAGCGGATCGTCGAGGTGTTCTAGTACCTCGAAGGCAACGTGCATCCCCGCTTCCGGCGTCTCTGTCGTGATGTCCCCCGTGCGATACCGCAGGTTCGGTGCCTGGAAGTGCCCGCGCGCATAGGCTACGGCCAGCACAGACACGTCGACGCCCACCACGGACCGGGCGACCCAGGACATCATAAACGATCCATAGCCCGCCCCACACCCCAGGTCCGCGACCGCCTTATCGTGGCAGAACTGGAGCGCCCAGGCGTACCGCATCGCGTGGTGATCCATCACGGCCCCAGTCGCTGGGTTCCACGGCATAGCGCGCTCGCCTGTGTAGTCCATCAAATCGTCTCGACCACCTGAAGCATAATCTCCGCGTGGTGGCACAGCTTGCCGTAGAATACGCGCTCATCAACGATGCACTGTGTCGGCTCTCTCGTATGCGCAAAGGCGGACGAGTTGAGCGTACCGTCGGCGTCCAGGGTGTTGCACACCAATTCAGCCAGGGCGGCGAACGTCTTTTCGGTTGCCGTGCTGTCTTTTAGGCCCAGGTACCCGTCGAGTTGGAATGTGTGCGTCCGATATTGGTCTGAGTCCCGGCCCGTGTACGGTTCCTCTTGCTCGAATCCGCGCCAGGTAATCATCCAGCCCCGAAACTGGTCGTCCGTGCCGATGGTCGTCCCGAACAGGTCAATAAAAGCACTTTCGTCGATCGACCATCGCAGGTAATCGTGTGTCCTGCCGACGTTCGTCACCGTGTCGAGCGTCACCTTGAGCCGCGCGCGTATCGTCGCTTGTGTCATTTCGCCAATGCCTTTAGGTACTGCTCTAGTTCATATTCCCAGATAGCCGGGATCTTGCCCTCGATCTGGGGAAATGCTTTGTCTACGATATGAGCTGCCTGTGTCGGACTGCGTGCGATGGCCCAGGCGATGGCGTTGATCTCGACCGGGTCCGATGCGATCCCCTTGCGCTTGACCCACAGCGAGATCGCCGTGATGGCTGCGCGGCCTGGGTGTTGTATAGCCTTGCGCCCCTGGTCCACTGGCACGCCGTAGGGCAGCGGGTTGAGCGCGCCCCCGGTCATATCGAACGAGGTACCAAAGATCTGCTTTGTCCACGCACCCCGAAGCGCGCCGCTGCTGACTGGCGTCTCAGCACTCAGAGCCTCGACTGCTACGTCGAGACTGCCATCCATCGCGTTTCGCATATGCTTCTCAAGCAGCTTGCGCGCCTTGGGTGACAGCAGCAGCCTGGCAAACTCTGTCCAGTCTGAGACGTCGACGGTGATATTGCCGCTCATCTGGCCCCACTGTTGCGGAACAGGTATTCACGCCCCGAAGGCCAGCCGGGCGTGGTGTCCCAGTCCACGAACTCGCCCGCCGCCTCGTTGGCCGCACCTGCAGCGCCTGGCCCGGTGTCGATGTTAAGGTGGTTGTTGTAGAGAGCAAAGAACTCGACGGCGCGCGCTGCGAAGGACTCAGACTTTGGCGCGTGCGCTGCGCTGTCCACGTCAAAAGTGCTGTCCTTCGCCTTTGCAAACTTTGTTGCCATTGCCTGGCAGCATAAGCCCGCAGCCCAGTGGCACACCGCAAAGAAGTCAGCCGGTGGTACGTCGGCCTCCAGGATCTGCGTCTTGATGTTGTCCGGGTCCGTCACCGTCGTGACCTGGTGCGTGGCGATCTGAATGTTGCCTGCCTCGTTGTAATCGCCGCCGCTGTCGAGATAGGCATAATCGAGCACGGTGAATCCGTGCGTGGTCTGTGCGACCGTGATGTCTATCCCGTCTGCGCTCCAGGCGTAGGGCAGCGTATAGGTGATGCGCATCGTCTCAGTCGCGGCCGGCGCGTGGTTGGGCAGGAACAGGTAGCGCGTGGTGACCGTGGATAGTTTGGCCCAGAATGAGTCGTCGTAATCCTCTGGCTCGAGGTATATCGGCGTCTCATCACTTGCCACAACCGCCGCTGGGTATTCGATGCCCCGAATCTGCGACAATCCTTCCGTCCAGCCTGTGAGATTCGATGCTACAGGGTAGAACTTGCCCGCGTCGCCTGCTATCTCTGCTATGTCGTCATCCGGACGATCGCCGCTGTACTTTTCCACGGCGCTGATGATGTTTCGGTAGCGCGCCAGGAGCGGCAGGATGTCGACATCGCCCGCCAAAAGGTTGTTGAGCTGTGCGTCAAAGACTGCCAGTGTAAACGCCATCTATCACCTCGCCCCTGATTGTGCGTATGTCTCGCCCAGCGCCGTGAGCGCCCCGTCTGCTACCAGGCTGGTGTCGTAGAGATGCGCCTGGTAGGTGTTGCCCGTGATGTACTCCCCAACATCCGAGAGCGCGAACCACGAATACCAGAGATACGGGCGCCTGTCCAGTTGTGGCAAGATCTGCTCCATATATTCCGCCGTCGTCCCCCACGCAGGCCACACAGCGAACTCTTGCAGAACCACCCGCCCGTCGCCGCCGTGCGCAAGTGACCACTCGTGAGCCGCATCTACCTCTGCTATCGTCTGCTGGACCGCACTGTCGGCTGTGAAGGCGGATGGGTAGTTATGGATACAAACATAGTCGAACAGTGGCCATCGTTGATTAGCATTCCAGAAATGGTCTGCCCACACGTCTAGCCAGTTCACCTCGTCGCACGGCGTCGAGATCGGCTTGTCCCAATCTGTCCGCCGTTGTTCCACGATGATCCACCGTGTCGCTGCTACCTGCGGCGCAATGTTGGCTTGCGCCGCAACGCCTGGCTCATTCCACAACAGAACCGCAATGCAGGCCGGATCGGGATCTTGCATCTCGCTACCCAGTCCCCAGGCTTGACAGGCGGTTGGGACGCCGCACTGCTTGGGGCTCATAGACCAATCGTGCATCCACGATGCGCCCGACGTCCGGACGTCCTCGCAGGTGTAATCTGCCTGCGTGATGCACCCGATCCCCCGTTTGGCGCGTGGCGACTGTCGTATCATCGGCACGAACACGGTGTATTGCGCCGGTTCTGCCTGCGCTGGAATGATCAGCATTGCCAGCAGTGCTACAATGATCATCCTCACGGGTTCACTCCTGACCATTGATCGAGGTCTACGTACTCGCTACCTGTGCCTCGCGGCATTACCAGGACGGCGTCCTGAGTGTTCCCCACATTCGTACTAAATAGCCCCTGCTCAGTTCCCGTCTGGAGCCCCGCGTCTGAGATGGTCGACGTTGCGCCCACTTTGGCGTTGTTCAGGTAGAGGGTGAATGATGTCCCCTCCGCTGTCACTGCGACCGCCCCCGCGCCCAGGGCCACGACCGCGCTAATCACGTCCGTTTCGCTTGTCGCTACGCGCTTGATGAGTTTCATATTCGTTCCATCGTGCTCTGCCCGCACATAGTTGTCGGCGTCCCCGTAGCGCATCACGAGCCCGACCTCATCACCCGCGCTTGTAAGCGTGCCCTGCATCACGACATCAATCGTGCCCGTGTCTACCGTCGCGATCGCCAATCCACCTACAAGCGCCGATGCGCTGGCTTTGTTGGTGGCGATCTGCGTTGTGCCAACACGGTTATTCCAGGCCAGGGCAGCGACGGCCTGGGAATCAGGTCCGGCTGCCTCGCTGTTGCCGAGTGCCCCGTTTGCGCGGGTGAATGTATCGTATGCGATGGGGGTTGGGAGGTAGAGGGCGACGGGGCTACGAATGTAACTCGTAGTCAGATCGGCGGCGGATCGTGTCATCACTGCAGCGGGGTACACCGTCGCCGTATTTGCTGTGGAGTCGACGCCGAGCAGTGTCCAGTCAGTGAACGCGCCGCCCTTTACGAGGTAATATGTACCAGATATCCGTAGGACAATGGCCCATTTATAATCTATGTCCTGGGCCATTGCCCATGTTCCTAGATTGTTTTCTCCTATTCGGGTCGTTCCACCACCCGAATCATAGAATATGGTTTCACTGGACAGGCTGACCTGATCGGTGTCATATCCCCACTGCTGATTGTTACCCGCGTTGAGGTTTTTCATCGTGCCGAGCAGCACACGTCCAGCAATGCGTGTTGTCGCAGGATACCAGATACCTGGATCACCGTTGCCGTCTCCCGTTGCTACGAGTTTTCCACCAGCAAGTGAGAGTTTGCTAGCTGTGTCCACCACCGTCCGCAGATTGACGCCATCCGTCGCCAGCGTGCCGTCGACAGAGCCAGCGGCCAGCGTGTCGGTGAACTCGTCGTCGAGTAGGTAGACATTGCCGCCCTGTATAGCGATGCGCTGGGAGGCGAGCGTCGTGTAATAGTAAAAGCCCATAGCGTCCCCTAACTGTAGAGCAGCATCTCGCCGTTGAACTCTAGTTGTTCATTGTCGCCCGCCGCGCTGTTGATCGACGTGGCACTGGTGAGCTTGAACACAAAGTACAGCGTGGATAGCGAGTGGAACCAGAGCGGCTGATCTTTGATCACGGCAATACTGCCGTTCGCGTCCGCTGACCAGTCGCCAGCCTCGACGTCAATTTCACCCACGATGGTTACCCACTCGGCAGCGGTCAGCGAAGTATCGCCGCTGCTTACGTCTGGGTCTGCGTCCAACACGTACAGCGTGCCCGCAGGGGAGAGAATAGCGCCGGTGCCGTCCTCGGTCTGATAGAACATCCACTGCTGAATCACCCCACTGGCCGGTGTCGGAGCCGGTGATATGTCAATAGCGACTGAGCCGCTGTAGTCGTTCTGGTCGACCTGTTCATCGACGCCGACCAGTTCGGTCAGGCCCAGCTCACGAATGCCGTCAAACGGTTTGATTAGACGTACTGGCATTTTTTCGCTCCCTTGGTTCCAAGTCTGCAAGCGGTATGATGTGTTGCTGGCCCGCGTGCATCGTGATGCGCATCTCGCCATCGCGCACACCCCAGGCCAACACCTCAGCCGCTTTGATGCCAAGCACGCGCCGAGCACGTGCATAGTATTGCTTGTCAGTCATAGCCACCTCATAAAGGGGTCCGGGTAAGAGGAGGGGGCCGCCTACCCTCGCCCCTTTGTCTCTATGCTAGCCCACCTTCGCCGATGTCAAAGAATGACACCACGAGCGGATCGTCGCCTCGTGTGGCGGTCTGGGTCAGCGTGATCGTGATAGCCGTATCCTCATCACAGTAGTCCGGTGTCGTGGTCGGCGTCGAGTAGATCGGAGCGGCGCTGGCACCGATGGATGCTGCAGCGTCAACAACTCCGCCAGCCAGGGTGATCGTGGTAGTGCTC